TAAATGAAAATAGTACTAGCGATATGGCACGTTTGCGTGGGGTGTTTAAGCATATTATCAAGGACTTTAAATGCGGTCTCTTTTTTATAGACCATGAAACTAAGCCGGGGGTTGAGTCCAGGTCCGCCGCTCAACGACAACGCGGCTCTTCAGAAAAAGATGCTGTGGCAGATGTAAAATTAGCGATTAGTGTGACATCAGAGGGAAAACTACTAGAGCACTCTAAGGCTCGTTATGGTGTAGAAATGCCTGCCTTTAAGTTTGAAATTGCTACAACTGGGCAGGGAAAAATTGCGGTGAGGGCATTATAGTGGACTGGTATTTAAAGCATCGTGGGACTACTGTACACATAGACCCGGAATCCTTTCCGACTTTTTCGGGGGCTGAGCTTGCCCTTGATATTGAGACAGATGAACATGATAATATTTATTGTGTTGGGATTTGCGGGGATCTTAAAAACGTCTTTGTGTGGTTTAATCCGACACGAGCCGTCTTTGAGTATTTAAAACAGTTTAAGTTTTACACTCACCACTGGCGAGCAGAGTTTAAATGGTTGGAGCCCCATGGATTTACAAAGGAGCATTTTGTCTGGGATACAATGCTGTGCGAATACGTTTTAAATGCGGCTAGACAGGGGTTTGGCTTAAAGCAGCTTAGCCAAGAATATTTTGGGCTTATTTGGCCGGATTATAAAGCCCTAACTAGTACTAAGGCTTTTATTGAGGCCGCCTGCGCGGCAAATCCTGCCCTGTATCAGCGGCGAGTAAAGACCACTAAGACGCGGGGTACCAAAGAGACCTTAAAATTACCCCGAAAGCTCACTTTGCCTCAACTGTCGAAAGAGTTGGTAGCGAATTATAATAGTTGTGATGTTTACGCAACGTGGCTCTTAAAACAAAGTCAGCAAAGTAAATGTAACCAAACTGTGTATGATTTTCTTACAAAAATTGAGCACCCCACATCTGCGATTTTGTACGAAGTTGAAAAGTGCGGGATACTGGCGGATGCGACGAAACTCTTACAGGTCCATAGGTTTTATCGCCGTCTTATGCGATGTTATCTTCGGGCCTGGGAGCATTACGCCGGGGAAACATTACCTTCGTCTCCAGTTCAAGTGGTGGCATTTTTGAATTCGGTTGGTGTGCCTATAGCTAGCTCTGGAGAGGGCGTTTTAGAGCCATTTAAGTCCCACCCCGCCGTCAAAACATTATTGAATTATCGTGGTGTGAGTAAGATTTGTACAACATATACTAAGCCCCTGTATAAGTGGTGTAAAGCAGCTCCGGATGGGCGCATTCATGCAAATTTTAAACAGCATACAAGCACGGGGCGCCTTGCGTGCGCTAAACCAAATCTACAAAATCAGCCTAAAGAAACTCGAGGCGCCTTCATTGCACGGCCTGGACATTTGTTTGTCAATGCGGACTGGTCGCAAATTGAGCTGCGTATTCCTGCGCATTTTTCTGGGGAGCCCTTAATGGTTGATGCGTTTAAGAATGAGACTAAGAAAATTCACCAGGTGACGGCGGATGCGCTAGGGCGTAGTTACCACATTGGCAAAACCGTAAATTTTTTATTGACTAATAGTGGAGGGGCATACCGCTTGGCAGAGGTAGCTAAGATCCCTGTGGAAGAGGCGTTTACCATTTTTCGGCACTTCCATGAGCGTTTTAATGTGTATTATCAGTGGACTGAGGCCGAAAAAGCGGCAGCGTATGCAAATCGTGGAGTTACTACGTTATTTGGGCGGTTTGTCCCTTTACCTGAAATTCGGTCCTCAGAGAAGAGTATTCGACGACGAGCTGAGCGCACCGCAATCTCAATTAAAGTTCAAGGCTCAGCATCGGATTTAATGAAAGTTGCCATGATTAAGATTTATAAGAAGCATAGCCTTATTCCCGTTATGAGCCTCCACGATGAATTGATGTATGAGGTGCCCCAAGAAATGGCCGAAGATGCGCGCCAAAAGGTTAAATATGAAATGGAGAATGTTGTGCAGTTGAACGTGCCTTTAGTCGCAGAAGTGGGTATTGGTAAAACGTGGAAGGAGGCGAAGGCAAGGTGACCAAGAAACAAGCACAGTTTAGGCTGGATGTGGACCTGTCTGGGTGGTGGGAAACGCGCAAGCGTGGTACCCGGCGTAGAAAATCCATGGCGGTTTTTGAGATGTATAAATTGTGGAAGGAGGCAATGAAACATGAAAACAAGCAAAAATCCGTATAAGCAGGATGTTAGTACACTACTTAAAGACCAAATAGCCGACATTCTAAATATGAGTATCCGGTTTCTTGAGGAAGGGGGGCAGCTATTTGCGAAGGAAATGCCAGGAATTATCAAAGAGCTGGTTTGGTATTGTCGGATATCTCACCTAGTAAAGAGTATGTGCGTCCTGGTTGGGCTGCTAAGCCCAATCCTTACATGGTTAGCTTCGTGCAAAATATGCGCGGTTTGTATTCAGTTTAACTGGCCCGATGGTATGCACTATGTTCTCGCTACGATTTTCATAACCGCCTTGGTTGTTCTTACTTTCGTCGTTATCATCTACTTGCCGTATCAATCTGTCAATAAACTGATTAAAGCGGTTGTCGCTCCCCGACTCACTGTTTTGGAGCAGTTGCGAAAGGAACTGCGGGGGCCATATGAAGATTAAGAAAAAACGCGCACAACCAGTGCATGACCATGTTTACATAAGCGGCCCTATGACAGGCCTGCCACATAATAACGTGACGGCCTTTAACCGCGCTGCAAAGATCCTCCGTAAATGTGGACTCAAAGTGGTTAATCCTGCCGAACTTGATCAAGGCGAACCGAAGGCGCTTTCGTGGGCGCAGAGCTTAAGGAGAAATTTAAGGGCTTTAGTAACGAAGTGCTGTGCTGTGGTTGCGCTGCCTGGTTGGAAAGCCTCTAAGGGCGCTTCGTTGGAAGTGCATGCCGCTCGCCAGCTAGGAATGCCTATTGTAGAGATTACGTGGGGAGAGGGCACAGATACACCGGAGAATATTTATCTGCCTGCTCCTAAATCTGATAACTCGAGGAGGAAAAAATGCCATACATAAAAGAGTCCAGAAAACAAGAAATCAGCGCGTTCGGCGGGTGCCTGCGTGACTCGAGTGCGGGGGATATAAATTATCTTTTTACGCAGTTGTGTCAGCAGTATTTAAAAATAAAGGGAGAGTGCTACCAAACATATAACGATTTAATGGGCGCATTAGAGGGGGCGAAGCTAGAATTATATCGGCGGAAAATAGCCCCTTATGAGGATAAAAAGATTCAGGAGAACGGAGATGTGTACTAAGGGGAATTATGGCTGGTATTAAATTCGATCAGGATAAAATCCGCATGGATTTATTGCCTATGGAGGCACTTGTAGAAGTGGCGAAAGTGCTCACATTTGGGGCGAAAAAATATGGGGACCGGAACTGGGAGCAGGGGATTGAGTTTTGGCGCCTGCGGGGGGCGAAAATGCGTCATGATGCGGCCAGCGTTCTTGGTGAGCAAGTCGATCCAGAATCGGGACTCCTTCATAAGGCACATGAAGCGTGCAGCATCCTTATGGAGTTAACCCTTTTGGTCCGCCAATTAAATCGCCAGCAGGAGGATACATGCACCGGAAGCGTACCAAAAAAGAGCTAAGTGACTGTCATCAACTGCGAAGTGTCTGGATGCGGAGCGGCCCCTATTGGGAGGCTATGCACCGAGCGAAAATGGCGCCTAACCACTATTTGTGTGAGAAATGCCAAGAAGTGTTTAGACTGAGGGAGGTTCAAGTAGACCATCAAGTACCTTGCGTAGACGTGAAGACCGGTTGGCAGGGCTTACAAGAGTTTGCCAGGCGTTTATTCTGTCCGTCCGGAGAGCTCATGGTACTTTGCCAAGATAAATGTCATAAGATTAAAAGTCAAACGGAGAATAAGGAGCGCCGTAAATATGAAAAAGAAAACTAGCCGCTGTGCAGTATCCAGAGCATCTGCCTGGTGTATGTATCTCTTAATTGGTCTATGCGCGGGGGTTTGTTATTTGAGTAGTATCCCCGTGGACTTACAGACTAAGGTGGTTCAAGAAAAACTCCCTATTACTGTGACTATTCGTACTCCTATTAATACAGAAGATGGGACAAAATGGCGAATTGGCGCCGGAGTACTGGTCTCGCCAAACGGGGCTATTCTGTCTTGTAAGCATGTAGTTCAAGGATCGACCGAGTGTATAATTCGGACGGTGACTGGTGAGGAGTTTGTGGGCACCATTGCCACTACTTCGGCTAAGCGGGACTTAGCGCTTATCGCGAGCTCAATTACTAGCCCCACTTGGGCGCGGGTTCGGCCGAAAAACCTCTTACTCGAGGGCCAAGGCATAATCACCATCGGCGCCCCATTTGGGCTCGAGTTTACGGTTACACGTGGCATTATCAGCGCGGTTAATCGGGATAGAGGGGGGTACAATCTGCTTCAGTTTGACGCCGCCACAAATCCGGGGAATAGCGGTGGCCCCGTCTTTAACATGCGGGGGGACCTTATTGGGATTGTAAAAAGCCTTTATAACCCGTTCGTACCAATGAATTCTGGTTTGGGGCTGGCAGTTGAACAGGCGCAAATACACGAATTCCTCACTTATTGTAAAAAGCATGGATTTTTGGTGTTAAATTAGATTAAAAAGGAGCTCTATGAATATACTATTCTTGGATATTGAGGCCACGGACTTAAACGCCGATATCGGAAATCTTCTGTCGATTGGGTATAAATGGCAGGATGAGAAAAAAGTGCATGTACTAAGTGTACTAGAGCACCCGGGGAAGAACCTAAATGATGACCGCCCGCTGCTAAAGGCCTTTGAGCCTATCTTCCAAAAGGCGGATTTAGTTGTTCATCATTTTGGGGACTACTATGATATTCCGTTTTTACAGACGCGCAGGCTGGTGCACGGCATGCCCCCTATGCCGTCTGTGAAAACCGTTGACACATGGCGTATTTGTAAAAAACATCTGCGCTTTGGGAGTAACCGCCTCCAGCGGGTGTTAGACGCGCTGAAATGTCCTTACCAAAAAACACCGCTACGGCTATCGGTATGGGCGGACGCGCGGGTGGGCATAAAATCGGCCATTAAGTACATTATTACCCACAATTACTGGGATGTGAAGGTGTTAGAGTGGGTGTATAACAAGCTCGCCCCCGTTTATCCGAGTCACCCTAAAATTGTGGCGTCACCCGGGAATAAATACTGTCCACTGTGTGGCGGGGCCTCACGAAGTTTAGGCCATTACGTCGGGCTTGTTCATAGGGTGCAGCGGCGTATTTGTAAAAAATGTGGTAAATCGTGGCGCGGCGATCGAATTAGTTAGGGGGAGCTATGCGTAAACAATATTTTAAATTAGAAGAAATTGGAAATGGACTGCTGCTAACTCATCGGTTCCAAAGTAATAATGAGGTAGAAGAGGCTTATCGCTGGAATGAGCTAGAGGGCATGTTTCGTAAAATGTTTAAAATTCTATCTATTGACCGTAAGGCAAAAATAACCTTGGAGGAATAGTATGGAAAAGCTTAAACAACTACACCCCAAACTTCAAAAAGCAATGCCCCAAATAATGGTATTTTTTCAATTAAAGTACCCAGAATTACGCCTACTATTTTCTTGTGGATATCGAAGTGTGAAAACTCAACAAAAACTGTATGCGCAAGGACGCGCCTCTCCGGGGCCTATTGTGACATATTGTGATGGAATTAAAAAACGGTCTCCACACAATTATAGGCCGTCTCGGGCCGTAGATGTAGTCGTATTCGATAAGCGACGCGGCGAAGTCACATGGAGCTCTAAACACTACGAGCCTTTAATTCCGCTTTGCCAAGAGTTGGGCTTAGTTTGTGGGGGCAGTTGGAAGAAGTTTAAAGATTGGGGGCATATTGAGCTTCCTGATTGGAAATCTACTAAGTGGGGGACAAATGAAAAAGGGTGAAGTGACGCATCCCGATTGAGGCGGATTTTCATGCGGTTAAAAATGGGGAGGGGCGAAATGATGAGTGTGACAATGCCAATAACGGAACTTGAGGATATTCGGAAATCTGAGAAACGCTATGGGGAGGATATTGGTGCAAAGAGCACAATTAGTCATATTCGATGGTTGATTGTTTCACCAGATACGCCGGATCGGTTGGTTTTCAAAGACAAGGATTGTGAGGAAAAGAAAGCCTACGACGAAATCCGAAAATTCATCGAGGAGCATAAAAAGAAATAAGGAGGGAAATAATATGGATATATTTTTGGGAGGGGGGATAAATGAAAAGGCAGGATAGGGAGTTTTTGTTACTTTGTGCTTTACGGTATTGTTTAAGACGCCGCAGCTATGCCGTAGGATGGATTTGTGATCTTATAGAGGCCACGGCTAAAAAACTGTCTACGCCCACACTTAAAAATATTTTAAAAGATCTTGCGGATTTGCATAGGCACTATAATGTGAACGATTCGATTGATTTAGCAGAGTGGGCGGCCCTGCAACAGGTACTAGCGGCGGAGTTACAGGACCGTGAAAGTTAGTTTACTTCTTTTAGGCCTGTATACACTTACGGCTTACCGGCCGGTGGTTGAACAAACAGACTCATCGCCATGTATTCCGGCCAATGGGCAGTATGTGCATACGGACGGAGTAGCGATTAGTCGAGATTTACATGTACGCTATGGGGGGTCCCTAAAGTTTGGAGATTTAATTTTTATTGAAGACGTGGGCTGGAAGATTGTAATTGATTTAATGAATAAACGCCATAAACGGTCAGTTGACGTATTGGTTAAAGACTTGCACCAAGAAAAATTATTCTACAAGCGGTGTAAGTTTTGTCAAAAAAGAGTGTATAAACTGGAGGTAAGGCCATATGGTAAGGATCGAAAGAATGACTGACGGGCTGTGGTACTTTTGGGATGAAACTCAGGCAGAAACTTACGGGCCATATGATACACGAGAAGAGGTTGAAAAAGCATTTAAAAGGTATGGAAAATATCTAAATCAGGCGGAGGGGGTTAAATGAAAATTACTATACAGACAACTGCTAACGGTTTAATCGTTTCGCAGGCAGATGATAAGTGGTCCACAGTAGTATACGAGACGGAATCACACGATGACCGTATTCCGTGCGATGTAAATCGCGTTCAGACCTTTTTATACGATTTACTAGATATGTTGGGGTATACGGGAAGCCGCCACGATGCTGCAAGAATTAGAATTAAAATTGAGCCGGGCGATAAGCATGGGGGCGAAAAAACTCAGGAGGAGGAATAATATGGACCTATTAATGGCTTTGGGAATTTACACACTGGTTATTATAGGGGTGTTTTTGATCTCTATGCGGGATTGGAGGTAATTATGCACCAGTGGGGGGACACTGATAAGTATGGGCGGGATATTTGCTGCCGAGTAGAAGAGGCTGCCCAGTCTATGTGGTGCTGATTTTAACGGCCTGCTAGACGGCATCTAAATGCGCCTATTAGTCGTTAGAGGGGGGCCGACAGTGTGGACAATCGCACTTCTTAGGGTCTTTGCAGGCTGTGGGCGAGGCTATTCCAGGATAAAAGGTGAAGCAGACATTACACTCGTCGCAGTGAAAAGTGTCGGAAGTGGCTGAGTGCTTCATTCCAATCACATTATTACAAACAGGGCAATGGCAAAACTCCATTAATTCTTTTTTGGACTTCTCATGGCATCTAAAAATTTTTGGCTCCAAATCATCCGTTGATTCCCACCACATTATACCCCTCCTTAAAAGAAATGCTTGGCCAACACTGGCACTACAATTGAACTAATTGTAATAATTGCCCCTCCAATTAAACCAAAGGCCGTGGCAATGGCTTTCTGGGCTGTTTTGTACATTTTAAAGCTCTCAGCAAGCTGCTGTACCAGCTCTCGTACCTCTTTGATATCCTGCCGATTTTCCTTATGAAGATCATACAAGATTTGCCTAATTTCTGGTGAAAAATCACTTGCCATGTTGTCCCTCTTACGGCGTTAGTTTAGCTGCAATGCTCGCAGCGCCGCCACCAATGCTCATTGCTAAAACCGCTTTTAATAGGCGATCTCGGTAGATATCTGCCTTCCGCCCCTCCAGCACAAGCTGGGCCGTGTCTTGTTGAATTTGCTTAATTTGGGTGCGGACATTTTTAAGTTTTAGAGTATCTGTTTTTTTGAGGTTTTTTAGCTTATCTGCTTCGACGGAGAGTAGCCGCCGTAAGCGAATGGTCTCACTTGTTTTAAATCCTTTTGCGTGCTTGAGTGCTTGGTAAGTGTCCTTAATAGCCGAGCGTATTTCGGCTGTCTCTGGTATGGCTTTGCCAAAAACTGAGTTGGCTTTATACAGGCCTACCCGCTGCACTTCGTCGAGGCTCCCTTTGCGAAGGAGGGCTTCAATTACCTTTTTTTCAGTTTGTAGAGTTTCTGGGGATAGAGACGCCTGCAAGGTACTTGGGGACTTTTGCCCAAGGCGCACTAACGTGTTAATTTTAATCTGGCGGGATTTGGGGGACGCTAGTACCCGGCCCACATACTCAATTTGCTTAGGATTTAATTCAAGTCCAAGCGTTTCCTCTACTTTTTGTAGCGCCCCCTGTAATTCACCCTTATGTGTTTTTAGGCTCTCTGAAAGTGCTTTAAACTGTGAATCTAGGTTTTGCTTGACAGTTTTTATCCCCTGAACTACTTGCTCAGCCTCTTGACGAGCTGGGGAGCCCGCCTCTAATTCGCGGGCCAACTGTTTGAGGGGCTGCAGGGCCTCGTCCCGCGCCAATGTTTGCGCCTTAGCCCCGGGTTTAAATGCGGTTTTAATAATATCCATGGCTTTTGTTCGAAAGGCTACTGCGGCTCGGGAGGCGGGTTTCGCGGCCTTTGCTCCGGGGATTAGTCCGAGTCCAACCTCCGGCGCCATTTGAAAGGCTGTTCCGAGGCCTGCGGAGAGATAGGGATTTACTCCCGCTCGCCCGAGATCTTCTGTTAGCCCTTCTCCGGCCTGATTCATAGCCGTAAATGGGCCCTGGTATTGTCCCTTTGCTCCTTGATACGTGCCGGGCGGGACAGTTCCTGGTGCTGGGATAGGGGATTCTGGTAAGGCCTTTCTAAGTGGCATTTCTGCCTCTGGGGCCAGGGTTTGTGGCGCCACTTTTGGGACCCCTAGGCGTGTATACAACTCTTCCTTTTGATCTGAAGATAAGGTATCAAATATCTGTTTAAATTTTTGCTTCTTTTCATCAGAAAGGTTTTGATAGCCTTGCTGCTGTTGAATATACTCCCAAGCCATATTACTTACCTCCCTTTAGAAGGTCCACTAGCGCATCCACGGGCGAACCCTTAGCTCCCATCTCGTGTGTAGACACAATGAGTTCATCAACCGTCGGAAATTCGGCTTCTAGGCTTTTATTCCAATAAGTCCCGGAAATAGCTTTTGCGCGTTTTTTCGTGCCTGCGACAATCTTCTGGGCCTGTAGAAAAGATTTTTTTTCTAATGTGGTGGCTAGGCGCAGTAAATCACTTTTCATTTTCGGGCTTAAATCCCCCTTGACTAAGCGGTACCCTTTATTAGCAACCTTATCTACAAGAGCTAGCGGGGCCTCAAATACCTCACGTTCCCGATCTGATAATTGGCTATTAGATCCCGCCATTCGAGCAAAGTAAAATCCTAATGACTGCAATCCTACCTGCGATAGCTCACTAGTAGGGGCTTGCAATAGAGATTTAACTTGAGCTGCTGACGACGCTCCGTACACCATCGTTTCTAAAAATTTATTATTTTCAGGAAACGCTTTTTGGTATTGTGTCTGAACGTCTTCGTACACTTTTGGCGCTTTTGCTCTTAGTTCTAATAATCCACCTGACGCGCTTTTAGTAGTGGCTCCCTGCGCAGGTGTCGCTATAGAGCGCGAAGAGCCTGTGGTTGGCTCAACGGACACAAGGCGCCCAAATTCATCTGTTCGCACTTGCGGCGAGGAACGCGCCATTTGATACCCTTTATTTGTATACAGTTGACGGTCGATAGGCTGGCCGGAGAGTAAATTAGTTAACTCATCTGAAACTTCGTCATAACGGACCGGAATCCGATCCGTTCCATCTGGACTCACTAAATAAAACTGTTGAATATCCCGGCCACTAATTTTGCCTCGTGTATCACCGGTTTGTTGAAGAGCTTGTATGGCATATTCTTTAGGAAATCGCTTCGCTATCATTGACGCTAGTTCCGCTTTATACTCCGGAGCGCCCCCAAGCCGCTGCATAGGGGGCCCAACTGGCGCAATTTGCCCTGCTGTCTGCGTAAAAGCTTGAGCGACGGGAGCAGGCTTGCCAAACACGTTTACCTGCTTCTCTGGTCCAGGAACCATATCTTCTGATTTGCCAATATAGGCAGCAATATCATCAGATAAGGCCTGCTCGCGTTTAGCCACGCTATTTTGCACCATTTGTGACACTGCTTGAGAACCGGTTTGAACAGCCTGCATAGCGTTTTGAAACGCCTGTTGCTTACTGGTCTGCTTCTGCTGCCGGGCTTGTTGCTCTGTCTGTGCCTTTTGCAAGTATGCTTGAACAATACTAGCCATGGGCACTTGTCCTTGAAAATTAAAATTCTGAAAACCAGCCATAACGTCCTCCTTACATTGCCACGTATGGGGCTAGTGCGCCTAATACGCTTGATCCTGCTTGTAGTCCTTGAGCTGACCCCTTGCCCGAATATGTATTAGCAACTGGAGTGACAGCCTGACCTAACGCTAATGAGGCCTCTAATTGTCTTGCATAATCTTCAAGGGAGAATCCGCGAGCAAGGGCCGACTGCCTCCCAGCAAGGTACTGTTGATTTACACTAGATAGGTCACCTAGGCCTGCCTGCCTATCTTGAAGCGCCTGCATTGCTAGCTGTTCTTGGGCCGTGGCTTCAAGGCTTTTTTGTTCCCTAGCCAGCGCATTCCCTAACTCAGAGCTGCGTAAGAGGCCCCTAGTGTTGAGGTCTTCATAGATGTCAGGGCGCATCTCGTCAAATTGTCTGGCAGACCGCTGCGTTAACAGGTCTGACAATTGGCCCAAATATTCTTGTCTAGCAGCCTCTTGCTCTTGGGCATTCTGGAGCCCGAGCTGCTGTTGATATCCGGCCTCTTCTAGGATTTTCTGTAAATCCTGGTCGGCGTCAGAGCGCCCGGTAGTGGTAATGGGGTCACGGACAATCGGGGTAGGTTCAACTAAGTTGGGGTCTGGGCCGGGGAGAACGGGAGCCGGTCCTGGCTCCGTGCCCGGGGGAAGAGTTATGGGCGGCTCGTCCATTGGGGGGTTGTCTGGATTCGGCGTAATAATGGGCATCCCCGGATATTCCTGGTCACCGCCACCAATTCGGTCTATAATGTCTTTTAGCTCATCTCGAGCCTCATTTTGCTGTCCCAAAAGAGCCTCATATTCTTGTTGAGCGGCAAGCTTGTCAGCACGAGGCTTATCTCCACCATAATATCCCCCCGCTCCGCCCGCCAATCCACCCACTAGGGCCCCTACAGGTCCTCCAACTAGGGCACCTACTCCAGCACCTGCGCCTGTTCCCATTCCAGTAGTTTTATACTTATTAATGAAGTCTTGCACACCTGAGTCGTCCAGCAGGCCACCAATTCCTCCTCCAGTAAGCAAGCCCCCAGCGCCCCCTAATGCTAGCCCGCCAAGTCCGCCAGTAACTAGCCCTTTATTCTTATTTATGATATCTCTAAGGCCTGACTTCTTATATGCGTCACTTAACATGCTCATAATATGTCTCCTAAATTTATTTTGTCGTTGGGGTCTGGGGCGTGGCTTGCGCCTGCTGACCAAACGCTGTAATCCCGCTAGAACCGCTTAGCGGTGCATATGAAATTTGAGAATCCCCTAGCCCCGATGTTAGGTCGAATGCTGGGGCCGCTGCTTGCGCCGGGGCGCTTAACGACTGTAGGTACGGCGTGACTTGACTGAAAAAGCTCTGCCACATATCATCATAATTTGTTGTTTCGGCCGCAGGGGCGGTTTCTGCTGCCGTATCGTTCACTGAATCTTCGTATGCCTGCGCTATGGGATCTTGAGGCGCGGAGACGGGCTGATTAGGATCTAATTCCCATCCCTGATTGGTGCGAATATATTGCTTCCCCGATCCCCCTATTGTAGTGGCGCCTTCAGGCGGCATAGCAGGCTCAGGCTGGGCTATTGGGGCCGAGGCGCTAGTGGCTGTAGGGGCTATAGGCTCGGGTTTAGTCGACGTTGAGAGTCCTGCCTCATTTTGTCGAAGAATTGCCAACTTTACCTCATCTGTGAGATTTGGGTTGTTATAAATAGCCATTAACTTATCTTCTGAGGTGTATGGTTGATTCTGGGCTGCCGCAGTTAAGTCTTGTGCCTGTTGGGCTAAAGATGCGTAAAAGTCCTTACCCGTAGTGTCTTCAAGTCCCAGCCGTTGAGCAGCAGCCTGATAAGCATTTGCCATAGTATACTGATTGACGGTTTTCTGCATGTCCTGCGGATTGTAGTATTGACCGAAAAAGTCTTTAGTGCGATTAGCAATATCATGTTGAAGCTGATTCGCTCGCCAGTCTGCTTCGCTCATACTGCCAATTCCCGCATCATTCTCGTATCCCGCCACAGACCCCGCAATACTGGCGTAAAAGTCATCAATGGCCTTCTGCTGCGCTGCATACTCATCCTCAGTTATTTGCCCATACACGCCGGGGTCATACCGGCCCCGTAGGGCCACCCCGCCAAACTGGGGATTGTCAAAGAAGGTCATATTGTCTTCTTTATTGTACCCATATAGGCTTTTAGTGGCATCTTCGGGGTTAAAGATGTTTACATTGCCCGTTAAGGGGTCATATTTGACGCTACCGAAGTTAAATTGGTTCGACTGGGGGTCATATAACCCCTCCCCCCCTAACGTCGCTCCTAGCTTACTCTGGAGCCGTTTACGCTCTTCTTCGGCTTTAGCCTCTTGTTGTTCTTTCCACGCCTGATAGACTTCTCGGTTACCCATACAAATCCTCTTTTAAAAGTACCAAATATGGCTTTATTTTGGGCCCTAATAGCCGCATGTAGGCCTTGGGGCTCCTGCTGGACGGCAGTATCAGATGCGAGCACATGCTCCTTTTAGCCTCTTCCCGTAACTGATGAAAAGCACTCTTAATCAGTGGGCTTCGCCGGATGCTGGGGTGTGCCCAGGCTTGCGTGATCCAAAAGGACATTTGCCCGTCTGCCTCTTTGCCGATATACGTTAAGGCGTATCCAAGCAAATTATTCTCTTTAACGTATACCCAAAAAGCATGGCTCCCATCGATAGCAAGCACTGAAGACGCCATTATAGTGTCAACAGTTTGTCGACAGATGCTATCTGCATCGGGGAAATGTGCTAATAATCCGCTATTTTGAACAAAGTCCCGCACCGCTCCAACCAATTGTCTGGAATTCAGGCTAGTCGGAATTTCTTTAATCTTTTTTAGCGGCTGCATTCGCTTTTTCCTTTACCTGCTCAGCCCGAATACGCTCATTGATCTCAGACACAATTTGATTTAAGGCGTTGTTGTACCTGTCCAGCTCATTTCTGATATCAAATGCTACGGCCTTTAATTGCTCTATTGGTGCTTCTTTGATGTTAAGCTCTTTTTGCATTGTCGTCCTCCCTTTGTTGACGATTTTTGTACCCAGACAAAGTAAGCAGGGCCGCTGCTTTGGCAGCCTCTTTAACTGGGATTAATTCAATACTACGCTGTTTTGCCTCTTCCTCAAATTGTTTGGCCGCTCGTTTCAGGCAATTGTTAATCTTGCCTTCGATGGCTTTATCAATCCAGTCTTTAATGTCGAGCAGGTCATTAAGTAAAAGCTGCTCCTCTTGGTCTGTTATGGTTCTCTTGTACTCGAACATTATTCCCCCTTAGTTTATTAGGCTGCCTGAAAATGTGTTGTAAGCGGCGCTATTAATGGGCTCTACTACTTTAGTGCCCCCATACGCAATAACTGAAAGAATAGCGGTATCATTTGCGTCCATGTCTGCTAAAGCAGATAAGCATACTCCGTTGTACTGGCTGGCCGCTTGGTGGTTATTTGCTACAATGTATGAACGGTTGGAGGTGGTTAAAGTTATTTGAAAATAAGTGTGTGAGGATGTAAGGCCTTGAAGAAGCACATTTGCATTAAACTGATACTTACCAGTAACCGGGGCCGTAAATGTGTATGTCCCCGTGTTAAAATCACTATTTAAATCATATACTTCAGTATCAAACTCTACTGATGCTGATGTGCCATCTCCGGTAACGTCTGCTGTGTTAGCGGGCGCAGTGGCTAAGAAACTGGGCTGTAGGGGCTGCGTGACGGCGCCAATAGCATTAGTGGTTAAACACACCACACTATTATTATATATACTGCCTGTTAAATAAAGATGCGTCCAGGCTAAAGTCGTACTTCCTAAAGCCCACGTACTATCTGTATCTGGTATTATACCAGTATTAACTGCTACACTGGCTAAATTATTTAACGCTTTAGTAGCCCCTCCAGCGGCACTTACGGTCACCCAGGACAAGTTTCCAGAACCATCGTTTTGCAAAAGTGTACTTGCGCTTCCTTGTGTTCCGGGCAACGTTAACGTGTGATTAGTAACTCCTGCGGGGGCGGCAATGGTAATAGCATTAACTCCAACATCCGAGTCTCGAATGATAACATTAGAAACTTGAAGGTCTGAAAACCACTTAGCCGATGAGCCTAAATCTATTGAGCCCGCTACGCCCGGCAGCAAGGTCGTGTTAATGGCTACTGACGCAAGATTATCTAAAGCAGTGGTAGCGCCTCCGGCAGCACTAACTGTTACCCAGGACAAATTGCCACCACCATCATTTTGTAAAATCTCGTTTGCTCCGCCCTGCGCGGCTGGGAATACAATTGGGTATGAATCCGTAACATCCGCAGGTGCAGAGAAGTAAATATACTGTGATCCGGCTCCCGTCTCTTGTAACACTAAATATGTTTTTAAGAATAGGCTACGCCATGGCAGCGCGTTTGACCCCAAATCATCGGTATTTGCCGTATCTGAAAGTAAACTGGTATTAATTGCCACTGCACCAGGAGTTAAATCACTTAAGTCTGCTGTGGGCTTACTGCTAAGCTGTGTCTGAATGGCTGAGGTTACGCCCGAAAGATAGCCAACCTCAGTAGCCGTGGCTAACGTGGCTGCACCCGATTTAAGGGCTCCCTGAAAATATATATCTTTCCAGTCATGAGTCGCGTCGCCGAGATCGTCTGTATTATCTGTATCTGATATTAACGACGTGTTAATAGCCACTGAGGCTAAATTGTCCAATGCCGTGGTAGCACCAATGCCTGAAAGCGGGGTCCAGGCAGTAACGCCATTGCCGTCCGTTGTCAAGACTTCCAAATTGTTCCCAGCATCTACTGGCAGAGTTAGGGTCCATGCCTCAGTAGCGCCAGATTGGAGAGTGAGAATCTCGCTGGCCCCGGTGGTTAGCTGTATTTCTGTGGTAGCGCGAACAGTAGCGCCCCGGAGCTCGCCGTTCATGGTCAACCCACCGGCGTTATCCACCGCCCCCTGCTTTACGCCAGCCACTCCAAGGCTTAATTCTGTAGCGGTCCCGTATGTTCCCGTACCGGTACCCACCATAAAAGACGGGTTCGTTACGTTACCCCCCGTGCAGGTAATACGATTAAAAGCGACATTAGAGCTAGTCGCAATGGCTTGTGGGAGGCTTAAAGTGGTGTTAGCCGTATTATGAGTAACCGTAATTTGATCCGCCGTACCTAATAAGGTCACATATTTGGGGGTACTGGTCGACGAGGCCCTTAATATCGCATTTGTGCCCGTCGCATTCTGGAGTGGCGCCACTGGATTCGCATCATTACCATAAAGTAACCCTAAAACCGCAGAGGCGGTTAGCGTTACGGTATTAAAGGATGGCGACGCCCCAGTGTGGATATCTTGCGGCAAAGAGAGAGTTAAAGTTCCGTCCCCGTCATCTGTCACGGTTACTTGATTTGCGGTGCCTGACACATAATCTACCACTTCCGCCCATGACATCACACCCGCCATTGTTGCCGCTAATAATTGCCCATCAACGGTTGGTAACGAAATGGGCAACGTATAAGTCGCATTCTCAGCAATAGCTCCAGGCTGTAGTGTCAAGTAATATGTACTAGAATCACTGTAAAGTGTTATGGTTCCCGTACCGCTATTTGCTGTACCAACACTAACGTTGTCCCACGTAGCGGCGCCCGTGTTAAACTGATTCAGCTTATCTACAATGGCCTGGAGGTTTACACGAACATCCCGATTCTTGGCATACCCTGTAGCCGGTAATGGGAATGGAATTAAAACAGCCACTTAGGACTCCTCTTGTTCTTTTTGTCCGTAAACCTTGCCTGCTAACACTAGCTTAGTGATCTGGGTATCCACCGCCGCACTCGAATGATATAAGAGGTACTGAAACGTGTTGCCGCGCCCAGAGCAGACTGTACCACGATGATAATATTGTCCGGTGGTGAGGGGGCGCGTCTGACTAATTGTCACTGTTTGTTGGTCCTCTACTCCGTCATAACCATACTTCAGCGTTAAATTTCCCGATGCTTTATAGGCCCCGACAACTTCAACTTTATGTACCTGGGTTACCTTAGCAATATTTTCTGGATTTAACCACCCAGAGCGATAATAGGCCGTAATCGCGGCCCCACTCTCGGAAGCATCCGCATATACACCCTCTTGCATTGGTTTGTATATTTTTCCATCATAACCGCCGTAATAAACCCGACCATTAGGGTCTACAGTAGCCGTATTTTGGGCAAATCCTGAAGTGCATTGTAGCCAACAACTATTTTTCAAATCCCAAATATAGGCATATCCCGCGTTATCGTCCAAGCCAGTATAACGAATAAGCCATACCAACCAGTCATAGTCTTTGCCTTTAATTCGATTCCCTTGCACATAAGGCTCTTCTCCGGACTTAACGTTAATCCACTTAGAATCAAATCCCGGATAGGATTGAACGGCACTTCCGTCAGTTGAGTACATTTTGAGATTAGAAGAAATAAAATACACTATTCCGTCAATGTTCACGATGGCATCTTTGCCAACGCATCCTACGGTATCGAATAAGGAGTACACGGAAAATGGGGCCTGCGAAATAACCATTTGATGGGTACTGTTTTCCTTAAAAATCAGCATATAGTTAGTACTAATTACCACGGCCCCCGTTATTTTTTCATTATCACTTAAGGACCCAATAACCGCACTTCCGGAACCTGCTCCAGACCAGTCCTCTGGATCCCCAATCACAGTCCAGTGTATGGTAGAGGGGTCTGTAGCCGTCCGAAATGCAAAGACCCTATTGTTCGCGGTCAACCCCCCATAGGCGTCCGGAGGAGTGCCTCCTAATGCAGCCACGTCGCCGGTTCCGGCCCACTTAACTGGGGCATCGGGATCATTTTTAGGCCCTCCAAAACCAATGAGCGTGTCATTAAACGTTACAAAGGACCATCGGTTATCCTGGCCCGCCGTAAGGCCAGCATAGGCGCCCGTAATGTCGTCCATAGTGCCATCAAGTTCATCTGATTTATAAATCTTTGCTCCGGCAATGGCTACTAACCACTTAGTGCCCGCAGACTTTAAAAAGTACCCCACCCCCTGCACATTTGCTCCAGAGTTCATTGCAGTCGCATTAAAGGCGCTATCGCCGGGCCGCGACCGCAGGCCCATCCCATTAGGCAGAATAATCATATTATCCATAGCCGTGGCCTGGTTAGGGGCTAGGCTGGTTGAAGGGCTATCCGGGGCCATTCCACCACCAAAATTATCTATGGAAAAGTATTTTCCTCGATACATCTTAATATCCCGGGTACGGATAGTTATTCGGCAGCCTCGGCAATGAAGGGCTCCCGCTGCGGCGCCGGTCCCAGGGCTGAATTACTGGAGAGTGCCCCGGAACCACTGAAATTTGCTCCATCATACTGGCCAAGACACGATCTGCCCGTTGTTTAGCGACCACAACCCTATCGTCATCAATGTAAGGGTGCCCAAATGATGCTAAGGCAACAAATACGATGGCCTGGTGCCATGGGTCTGGGATAAGGGGCACATCGGCATCATCCGAGAGCTCCACAATGCGCTGATAATAGCGATATGGGATATTGATAATTTCGGACGGGACCGGGTACAGTGTAATCCTGTGATATTTGCTGCTGTCCAGCCCCACGTATGCAAAGTACTCAGGAGTCCCGGTCTCGGTGGGGTCAGGTAAGTATTTATCATAATTTTGCAGACTCATTGCCTTTAAAGATACGTCTGTATGTGCTTGGTGCATGCCGATAAGGCGATCCACGTCAGCGGCAAGTGAGTAGTATACTTTACGGATTATACAGTCCCCAGCGGCCAACGCATCTGTGTCTACAAAGGCCGGAGCAATTGTTAGTTCATCGGTTCCGGCGGTGTGAGCTGTAATGTTATACCAGTCCTCGCTGATATCGGGAAATTTAATCATATAGTCATCGGCTAAACTGGAGGCATATGTATCTGATAAGGTTACTGTAGTGCCACCGGCATCCACGGACGCGGTTAGTGTGGTTATATCTGCCACCGTTTGGAGAATCCCGGTTTTAATAAGCCAAGGCCAGTCTTGTAAAGCACAAATAAATTTATAGGCCTCATTAAGCCACGATTTGATTTTGGTTGCGTCTGAGGTAACATTAAGGCCAGTTTCTTCTGCTAGGCGGGTTTGTAGTACAGAAAATTGCATAGTATCACTCCAATGGTAAATTCCCTAGAGAGAAACCACCCATGTTTGGGGCGTACTCTCTCTAGGGAAGGTATAAGAAGCCTCTTACTTATTGTGTTTTTAGCCCACGTGCAGCACGTGCTTTAGCTAACTTTGCGTGTAAGGCTTTCTTCTTATATTCCTCAACTGCCTCCGCCTTTGCTTTTTCAACATCTTCTTGAGTGATAACAGCCGGAGCAGGCACATCTTTCGATGTAGGGGAGACCTGCCCGCGATCTGCTATCAAAGTGGGAATGTCAACGACTGGAATCTTGTTTCGTGCCAGCGGAACTGATCTCGTATCGCCTGGCTTAGCCGCATATGAAACCCGTTGGGGCGGCACTACATCGCGTGGAAACTGCCTGTCAATGTACCGATCAATGTTATCTAGCGCAGCCTTAACGTGCGCACGTTTGACATTAAACACGACGGCGCTATCCCACTCTGACTTGTCTAGTCCGTCTAACAGCGCCTCTTCTTGTGCGCCTGTAGGGTCGGGCACTAAATCCCCGGTTAGATACCCCTCCGCATCTTTCCTAGGAATCATTTTTATCTGCTTATGATAAAGTAAATTTTTAGGCAAGTTATTTACAATAAACACCTTAGTATCACCTTGCGGAACAATCTCCTTTATCAGTATGTCGTTTAAGTACTCCATTTTTCTCCTCCTTTTGTTTTACATATATTTAGCCAGT